TTAAAAAATCTATTTATATTCCAACATTAGAAGAATTCATTCAACAAAAGATTGACGTTGGTTTTTTTGAATCTTTTGACCCAACTGAAGAATCAGAAACAATTGTTTGTGATCTTTCTCCTATGGTTTATCAATATATCTTGCAAGAAGCAAAAAAAGTTTTTGACGGTATTTCATGGGTTAATACTGAAAAAGAACTTAACAATGTGTATCATGAGAAAATCAAGAACTTATATGATACAGTTGATTTTTCAGAGTTTGTAGCATATTTATAGATTGAATATTATAGACAAGTCAAAACACGACTTGTCTATTTTTGTTGAACTTATAAATAGAAATAAAGTCCCGTAAAGGGCAGAAGGAAGGATATTATGACAAAATATAGAGTGATTTTCGGTTATTTTAGCGAACTTGTAGAAGTTGACGAACCTACAACGGATTATGGTGCAATCCTAGATCTTGCGATCGATCAACTAGAATCTGATGGAAATATGGGTGTATTCATTACAGATGAAGATATAGAATGTGATGGGATCACTGATGATGCATATATCACTGGTGGAAATCACGGACTCAACTTATATCATGGTGGTAACTTCATGATAGAAAGAGTTGACGAGTAAAGAAAGAAGGCAGGAAGAACAATGGAAAATAAAACACAATTACATAAACCAACTATAACAGATATAGTCGTTGCGATTGTATGGATTGTAACGGCTATTATTATATTTATCAAGATCCCTAGAGCCTTCATACTAGAAGCGTTCTTATTAATGATTACCGCTGTCTATATGCTTGCGTGTGTTGGATTTTTTGATGATACAGATATAGAAGAATAAGAAAGAAGGTAGAACGATTATGAGAATAAAACAGAATAAAACAATCAAGATCCTATTAGCCGTAGCATTTATGTTTACGGTTTTTTTAATGCTGGAAAATACTATACACGCAAAGACAAAAAGAAACACGTGCAGAACTATAAACGGTATTTATAACAGTGACGGTACAATTGATACGGCAGATGGTAATTGTTGGAAAGTACGTAAGGAATCATATGCCTATCCAGGGACTACTGTTGTAACTGTAAAATTTAACACACACGGCACTAGAAAACTAACGGATAGAATGATCCGTGAACGTGCTGTAAAGCATACAATTTATGTGGAAATTATTAAAAGTATTTCTGCTGGCGGTAGGCATGGAACGTATAGAAAAAACTATTACATTGCATATAACAAACGTGTACGCAAGGGAAAACACGTAACAAGCTATTGTATATGGAATCCTTGTAACGCCTATTGTGATGATGTAGAAGCGATCGCAGATAATGGAAAAATCAGATAGAAAGAAGATAGAACGGCATGACAACGATTACTATTTATAGAAACAAACGCAACGAGAACAAATATATAGAAGTCCATAACGATGGATACTATCATAATTCCGTTAAACAGTTTATGCAATGGAAGAAAGATCACAATGGAAATCAGCTTGCCAAACCTATCAGAAATGAAACGGGTGATCGAGTGTTGCATAGATGGAAAAAGCAAACCTGATGGAGCTACTGGAAGATTATGAACTGATTACGGCATAGGAGGATGGAAGATTATGAAAGATGTAACAATGATTATTGAATCAGAAACAGTTGATAAATTTTTTGAAATCTTTTCTGATAGTTGGGATGATACTTTTGCTGGTTGTCTATTAGACAATCATTTTTTTGACATTGGAAAGAACAATTATAAAATAGGTAGGAAAAAGATTAGATCCTACGTTGTTATACGTGAAAAATACTTGAACGAATGGAGTAGTTGTTACGAACTGTACATGACAGACAGCGAAAAGAAGTATAGAGAATTGTTAGATATGTACTATAAGGATCGTGAAGAGTACGAGAAAGAAGAAACGGCTTAGAAAGAAGGTGGAAGAAATGAATCATCGTGCAACGTATCTTATCTATTATGAAGATAAGAATGGGTATAGGGATAGCTATGAAGTTTACGGGTATGAACAACTTAGAGAAGCTATGAAGTGGTTACATAGTGATGAGATTAAAGCAACTGATATATCAATCTATAAGCATGGAAAAGATTTTGAAAATAATTCTGATGACATTATAGAAGTATATAAAAATTGGTGGAAATAACCAGGAGGAACGATAGAATGGAAATTTTAAAGATGACAAGAACAAACATGGTAGTGATTCAGACAGTAGAAAAGGAAGAACGAAACACTTTTGATATTGGAAAAATCAAAGTATCAGCTTTGCCACCGATCGCAAAGAAAGATCTTATCGCAGAACTTAAAAGTAAAGGATTCTGCGATGGAATGATTCACACGGCATTGCAATGTAGACTGGAAGATCTAAAGGACTATGTGAACGTATGGAAGTATGTGGCGTACATCTTAGCGGTAGAACTGATGGAAAGATTATAAGAAGGGAGTTGGAAATTATGATAACAAGAAATACATATCCCGATGGTAGAACGGAAATTTTTTGTGATACACCCGATGAATATAATGATTTATGCTGTGAGTTTGATCTTGAAGATTGCGGAGCAAGTGGAAAATATTATGGATCTAGTTGGAGCCACGATGATAAGAACAATGTAGATGTTTATTTTAAATATAAAGAAGAATAGAAAGTAGGTGGAAAAAATGAGTCGCAGAACGACAATGACAGCACTTGTGTGCCACGTAGAACGCAAGTATAACACGTTATACTTTACGGAAAATCCGCCAAACGCTGGAATTGACGATGATTTGTTTGGCTACAAATATTTCTTGCTATTCAAGAACACGTTCGGAATTTTTCGGAGGTACAAAACGCAAGAAGAAGTAATTAATGGTATGACGGAAATTTTAAAAGGAGATCCGTCAAAATTATTTAGTTACATAGCCAATTAAAGGCTTTTACTACTCATGATGATATGAGTATAAACTTTAACGGAAAGACTCGACTATTGAAGCTAATAGTTACGTTAAATGAACGGAATGACTGTACTACTGGATTGCTAGTAGTGACGTATTGGAACGGAAAAACGGTGGCGTATGGTAGATAAAAGAGTGCTTTTATCGGGCGGTTCAATTCCGCTCTCGCTACTTTTCACGATGGAAATTATCGTGTATAATATAAGAGAATTGTTAATATTTTAAAGTCCTAAATAGGCAGAAAGGTTGGAAATTATGTACGAATTTAAAGAAATGATCTTGCCAGAACATTTTAACCATGCTTCATACGCTGGATTTTGCGTGAAGCCTGGAATGTTTTATGGAGTAGAAAAAGAAAGTGGAAAATTAGTTGCTACAACGGGATGGAATATAAATGGATCAACAAACATTTACATACAGCATGAACCAAAATCAAAATGGAATAACGACTTATGGGAAGATCTTTACGATGATTATGGAAAACCATTAATCACAATTGAAGAGAATGACTTACAACGGATTAGTAATAAGGTCAAAGCTTTTCAGGAAACGGCAATGGATTTTGAAACGTGGGCAGATGCAAACGGATATACCGACGAATACTATGAAGATCTCACTAGAGAAGAAATGGATCAGATAGAATCAGCTTATGAATGGTATTACTTTATGGAATATCCAGAATTTGTGATCCAGCTTTTAAAAGAACTCTGGGCTATGGAAAAAAATGTGGAAATTTTAATGGAAGATGGCTGTACTAGAAAAGAAGCAGAAAAGCATTTAAACAATGGCACAGTTGTTTATACATTAGAAGATTTTACAGAAAATTTTGAATTTATGAAAAATTTTCATGAAGATGCAGATGAAATTAAAGCAGATAAGAAAATTAAGAAGATGTTGGAAACAAAAATTCCAATGGATGGGTATAGTTTTGTAAAGTATGATGGAAAAGAATGGTTGATTAGTTATTGTTTATAGAATAAGGATGGTGGAAAATATGAAATCATATAAAGAATACGAGAAAGTATTTATCGGAGACAGCGACATTGCAGCATTAACTTTTGTTGGAATAACAAAAGACGGATTAAAAGCGAACATCTTAAATTTTGGCTCTGATGGAAGATATAATGCTTATGTCGTAGATGAGAACGCAAAGATCGGAGATCACTATACCTTAGAGATGGAATTCGAAACATCATCAGGAT